CCTCAAGAAAAGGCTGGGCGAATCGAAAGGAGGTAGATTTTTCCTGTTTTCAATTCTACTTATTTTTGCACATTTTTTGAATTTTGTCAAACAAAAAAACCGCAAGCCTGAGCCTGCGGTGAAAGACCTATTCTTTGTCTTTGTTTTTATTTTGATTATTCCCTGTAAACAAACCAATTAGCCCTAGTGCAGTAGTTCCAGTTAAAACACTACCTGCAACTTGTTTATCTGTCGCTATTAAGTAAATTCCACCGATAATAACAACGAGGGCGATTAAAAAGCCGAATAACTGTCCCAATTTATGAGAAGAGATATTCCCTGATAAGTATTTATCTTCCATCTCTCTACGATGTTGGCTTTCTGCAATACCATTATCAATAATCTTTTGTGCAGCATCAGGATATAGCTCTTGATACCCTTTGAGGATATCTGGATGTGGTAGATCACCTTGATAGATTTCCAACTTCTGCAGAACTACTTGACGCTGTTCATGTGGTAAGCGCTCGACTTCATCAACAATATTATTGACTTCAATCAAATCTTTATTCTCGGTATCCAAATTTCATTACCTCTTTCTGAATGCCCATCGTTGATTTCTTGTAATCACTTTTGACTTTCTTCCAGTCTGGGACTGTATCAGCTTTTACTTTTGAAATGCTCTGGTTAAAGCTAAAAACAGGCAATACAATTGCTGTCATACCAAGTAAAAAAGACTTAAAGTATTGAGGTTGTTTTGTATTTTTTAACATACCAAATTCCTCCTACTCGCTCCATAATATTTTTTTGAATTAACTTGATTATGACATCTTTCTTTAAAAAAGTCAATGTTTCTTGCTCTTTTTAACGAAAAAATCCCCACAAGAACGAGTCCTGTGGGGTAGAAATACATTTTAGAAAAGTTTTCCTTTCATTTTATTTTTTAAATTATTTAGTTGTAATCAAGCCTTCTGGCTCAACTGTGAACTCTGGCTTGTCTGCCAGTGTTCCATCTGGTTTGAGGTAGTACCAGCCTGTCTTGTCGGCTGACTGAATAAAGGCGTTTGATACCATGTTTCCGTTCTTACGGTCGAGGTAGTACCATGTCTGCTTATGCTTAATCCAGCCAGTGACCATCTTACCTTCTTCATCGAAGTAATACCAAGCGTTGTTGATACGAGCCCAGCCAGTAGCCATAGACCCTGAGTCTGTGAACCAGTACCAAGCGTCCTTGTAGTTCAACCAGGTACTACGCTTCATGAAGCCTTTATCATCGAAATAGTACCAAACATCATTGATTTTCTCCCATTTGTTAGTTGGGTATGAGCCGTCTTCACGAACCCACCACCAACCGTACTGGTTCTGTTGCCAGCCGATTTCGACTTCTTCAGGTGGCACGATATAACCAACGATTTCACTTACAGAGCGCTCATTGTAGCGACAAGGGCCACCTACTTCAAGGTAGTCCCAATTGCCATCAATATTCTGCTCAATCGTCTTGATGGTATATCCGTCTGAGTCCTCATAGACAAGACCTGTATGCCCGTAGTTGACACCGTCGCCAGCTACGTATGATTTCACGAAGAACCAACCAGCCTTTGGATAGTCAACATCATACACGACTTTCAGGCCTTGTGAACGTGCTGACTCAAGCAAGTCGTAGGCATTGCCCCAAAGGGTCACACCATACCAATGACGAAGCCCGTAACAAGGTACGTCAGCACATTGGAAGCCATAGGCTCCATCATTATCCACTCCATCGCCAGAATTGGCCTTGTCGATGAAGAATTGAATCATTTCCTGTTTTTTAGACATACTTACTCCTCACTTGGTTTCTTGTATTCTAGTGCTCGTGTGCTGTCTGTAATTCCGCTAGTCGTTGGGTCGTTGACCAAACCGATTGCAGTCAAGAACACGAATACCGCATTGACAAGCAGAATCAGCTTGTTGCCGATATCACCCAAATCCAGATGATATCCAAAGACTGCTGCACCAGCTTGCAAGACAAGCAAGAAGGCTGGGATTGCAGTTAGCCAAAAGAATTTATTTTCTAGTCGTAATTTCCAGTTAATCATATTATTTTCCTCTCTAATCATATTCCAAGAATGGACGCATCTTGTCCAAAATGACCGGATACATCTTCTTATTTCCTTCTGCGGTAGGATGTAGACCATCTCCAATGAAACGATTTCTGACACTCTCTAAGACAGGGTTTAAACCTGACTCATTATGCAGATCAACACAAGGGATAGCGTACATTTCAGATACTTCTTTTACCGCTCGAACATAGTCTTGTAACAAGTTTCCTTTATTATTTGGTGTTGTCTGAGCATTCACCCAAGTCGTACCACCACCTCTAAAATATCGTTTCAGAGGTGTCATTGTCATCACTTTCGCATTTGGACGATTGACAGCAAGCCATTCAAGAATGTACTTGTATGCTCCATAGAACGAACTTGTCCCTGTATCTGTAATGCTTCCTAAAGTTGCATTATTCCCCCAGTCATTCGTTCCTCCAAAGATAACTACAATGTCCGCATCAGCTGGAATTGTATCGAGTCTGTTTACAAACGGCTTCAATCTATCTGTCACATAACTTGAAGTACAGACAGATGTCCCACCAATCCCCAAATTTGTGACGATACTATTAATACCGTTGCTTTTACACCAGCTATCAATGTAGCGGTGCCATTGCCAACCTCCAGCGTTAACACCTTCAGTAATCGAATCACCCAAACAAGCAATTTTTTTGGTCTTTGTCGTTTTACTAAAAGTATTGATGTAGTAATTACCGGCATTGTTGTCGTAATAGCCAAGTAATACATCATTAGTCGTGTTAACCTCACCTCCAACAATTCGTTTTTGAGCCTTGTTAAACACGATAAATCCTGCGCTACCATTAATAGAAACCTCTTGAGCCTCACACCAATAATTGGACTTCCCAATTTTTACATTGCATTTTGGGAAAGATAACTTCTTTAAGCTCTTATTGTATACGATATTCCCGTTAGGGATATAGATGACTGTATTGCTATAAGTTGCTATCTCTTCAGTACCCAGACCACCACTTCCTGAGCTTGGGCGACTCTCAAGAGCTGAAACCCTTTGTTTTAGTTCGGTATCGTTGTAATTGGTTGGCAGTATTCTCTCACCAATTCCTTGGACAGAAATGCTAGTACCACTAACAGCAGTCACTTTCCAAAAACCTTGATTCGTACCAGCAGAGCCACTCCAGTAATCTTCAATAATATCTCCGACTTTAATACCGTCAGGGTTCATGATAGCGTCTGGTGTTATTGTCCTATTAACACCAACACCGCCTCCGGAAATATCACCTTTGGCAATGCGATATGTTGGTGTGCTATTGTCTGGACGACTCTCTAAAACAGTCAATCGTTGTTTGATTATAGCGTCATCATAAGGTGTAGATAATTCCGATTTCTTAGCATACTCCGCAAGCGATTGATGTTCTGTTAGATAATGCTTCTCTTCAAGTTCTTCATGCGTGACAATCTGAGAATAATCTATCTCAGTTGCCTCATGAAGTTCTTCTTTAGTTGCGTAACGTGTCTTGATATCCTTGATATCCTTACCGATTTCCGTTGCTAGATTTTCAAGGTTATGCATATCAATCACGCTTTCGCTTGGTTATAAGTTGCTACTAAATCAAGATTGGCAATTTCATCTACACGTCCGCTAACTTCTGTTACTTTGCCGAGAAGTGCGCCGTTTGCATCTTGATCCATGTTCGTGATTTTTTCCGCAATCTCTTTCAATGTATCAAGATTTTCAGGCACTGACTCGCCCAAAATTTCAGCTTTAACTTCTGATTTAGCTTGAGTGACTGCCTGAGAAATAGCTTGCGTCATTGCCGAAGTCTCTACTTTAGTGCTGACGCTTTGCTTCACTTCCTTGACATCTGCTCCGACCGCTTGTGCGAATGCTGTTAATTTTGTTGTGTCCATGTTATTAAACCTTTCCTAAATTGTAGTAAAAAAGCAAGTCAGGGATTTCCTGACATGCCCCACCTTCGCTTACATGTCGTTCTGCAAGCTGTTTCTTAACTTCTTCAACGATATCTAATTCCTTTAATTTATAGATATCTTCCGTAACCAATTCTTTATCTGAGTCTTCAATTTCAATATAAGTATCTCTGTCGCTTGGGAAGATATACCCTCCAACCGAGATTTCCACTCGATATTTTCCGCTTGGTAAAATACTGTCTAAATTGAAATTGACAGAATGGCTAGTGACGGGAGCAGTTGTCTTCCACCTACGTTGTCCCTTTGTTAGAGTAATAACCGCATCTTGACCCTCAAACAAGGTCATGACACGATAATTCTCGTCTAACAACTCAAACCCAAAGGTGGAAGACAAATCCCCTTGCTTAATAAGGTCGCCACCATCAATCCGAGCCAAATTGGTTGTATTAACTTTGCGGTTGTTACAACCCATTCTGCGCCCCTTTCTTAGCTTTTACTCTGAATCAACGTTTTCAACTCTCTCACATCTTCACCTAACGACTTAACTTGTTCCGCAAGGACTAAGATAGCCTTGTTTTGTTCATCGTGGTTATCTAGTCGTTTGTTTGCAGACATCTTGAATTCATGCAGATTCTCGATGTCTTTCTCTAAAACCGTGAGACGATTCTCTTGTTTGGTCGCTCGGTCTTTCATCGAGAAATAAAGTCCGACAACAGGAATGAGAGAGAGAAAAATTTGGACAATTAAACGTTCAAATTCTGCCATAAACACCTCCATTATTGGTTAGGTGCAACTGTTGTAGCAGAAGGTTCTGTTGCTGTAGGAGTTACGGTAGCTGTCGTAGAAACTGCAGCTGCTGGTGCGACAGTCGTTTCTTGAGGTTCGTACTTCCACGCTGCGCCTGTTCCATCCATTTCAAGACGACCATTACGAGCGAAATCGCTGACAGGTTCACCGCTATAAGTGAATTCCTTGTTCAACTGAACCAAGATACGCTTTCCTTCGCCGTCCACTTCAACGTGTGTTGGGTCTTCAAGGGTAATCAAGTCATGTGCCATGTAGCGTTTACCAACTTCGGCAAGTGGAATGAGTTCAACCAATTCCTTGTAGTTGGTTCCATAAGCGATTGTCTTACCTGCTACAGCATTTAAAACGACCGCATGGATGATTTTTCCATAGCGGTCGGTTTCAGCTTTGTTATGCTTAACTTCTTGGTCTGTAGCCGTCTGTTTGGCTTCTGTCTCAGCCAATTTTTGCTCATTTTCTTGAAGTTTAGCCTGATTTTCTTGCAGTTTCGCTTGCGTTTGTACAATAGCAGATGTAGGGTCAAGCTCTGCACGAACTTGCTCTAGGACTGCTTGAATTATTTTTTCATCAGAATCTCCTTGATGGTCTCCATCAAGTTCACGAGTATAATACGTGAAAGGCTGTTCCTTACGGATAGTTACTACTGTTTTATCAACTCGAAAAAGTTTGTTTTCTACTAAAAATTCCATGTTATTTACTTCTTTCTATAATTTATTTCGGTTTTAACCAACTGCCTGTGATAATTAAATCTTTGCTTTCCCCTTGATAATCAGTGTTAAAATGTCCCACGATTTCCTGGTCTCGATAATATCTTCCTTCCACATGACGCACTTTATTATTAAAATGTCTTTCAAGTGAGGTAAAGTTGTATCGCTCTCCAAAGAACTCATGTTCATCACTATAATTTTTTCTATCTAAAAAAGCATATTCTTTTGGTAGTTTGAATAAACTTTTGGTATAAGATGCAATAGTTGTTTTTGACTTATTAATTGAATCTTTATCAATGAATGCAATGAACGAAATCCAGTTACCGATAACATAAATCTTATTCATTTCTTCCGTTGCTAATTTTGAAGGCAGAATGCCAGGTATAAATTGAATCGGAATCACTTTCATATCCAGCCTGGGCAACACCTGCCAGCTTCCCCAAACACCATTTACTTTCGTTCGAACAGCAGTAAATGTATTTGCGTTGTCTACTGCCTGCTGCATAACGTTCTGACCATCGATTTTGGTTACAGTCACATAGAGCGGAGAACGTGAACCCTTGGGTGAATTCGTCAGCCCTGCTCCTGTATACATGCCTGACTCCACATAGCTATCCCAGTTTCCTGTAGCGGTCTTAGCACTGCCATTGTCATTTGTCAGCTTGGTTAGTTGAGCATTATTCCATCTATTCTTATCCACGCTCGATACGTGAATAGTCGAATTTTGCGAATGAGAATTAAACTCACTCTTACTCGCTTGTTCAACATTGGACACATTCCCTAAACCTACTTGAGACTTTGTAACACCGTGAGGGTTGTTGCGGTTCCCTGTGTGGTCTGTCAATGCACGACTATCTGCCTTACCATTCCAAGCTGTTCTCTCTTGTTGAGTAATGTGTTTAGTCGTATCTCTTGAATGAGCGTCAAAATCGGTCTTGCTGGCTTGTTCCACGTTCGTCACATTTGCTAGACCGACTTGCTCTTTCGTCACATTATGCGGATTCTTTCGATTAGTAGTGTGAGCGTTGAACTCCTGCTTACTAGCCTGCTCCACGTTTGTCACGTTACCCAATCCTACCTGTGTCTTTGTGACACCGTGAGGGTTGTTATGATTGTTTAAGTGATTTTGAAGATCTTGCTTACTAGCTTGCTCAACATTCGTGACATTCCCTAGCCCCACTTGTTGCTTAGTGACATTGTGTGGGTTGTTTTGGTTTTGAATGTGACCGGTAAGGTCTAATTGATTCGCTTTATTTGTTGTTTGATTATCGATGATAGCTTCAAGGCCATCAATATCAGATACTTTGTGGCGATGGGTTGCGTCAGCTTTGTTTTCCCAACGTTGCGCATCCTCTGCTCCAATGATATCCCTTGATCTCCAAGTTTTAACCATCTGTTAGCACCTCCAGTCTATATTTGAACCGTGTCGTTGTTTCAATCGGAACGTACACTTCTATCACTGATAGAACAATGTCTGACGCATCTAACAACTCCACTTTCGTAACCTCTCTTACCGAATCTGGTATTAAAAACTCTACAAAAACAAATTGCCTATCCCGTCTTTTTTGGATTGAGACAACTTGATTGCTATTTAATCTAGCTTTGCTTATTTTAGCTAATACAGTATCAGTAATCGAGGTAAATAATGTCTCTTTAATCACTAAATATAACCTCTTCTTCTACTCCTTCGTATTCAAGAGCTGTCACTCCTACAACTACATAACCGACTCTAGCAAAGTCTACCGAGGTCTTAAATAGCCGTTCTTTCAACTTGACTCGTTCAGTTACTGTTGGAATATGCGTATATACCATGTTCGCTGGTTTGATTGCGTTGATAAAAACAACAGACTCTCTGAAAAGTCCGCTCGTTTCTGCACCAGACTCAATCAGTAAGACCTGATTAGCGAAATCTACTGAAGCCTTGTACTTTCCTTTGCCGAAAAGGTCGTCCAATTTGCGAATTAAAAACCACCAAGAAAATGGTGGTCTCATATTGATCCGCAACAAGACACGTTCTCTTCTCCACTCCAACGTATCGGTTGGGTGGGCAACAATATCGTATACTTCTTCAAATTTCGTCAACGTAGGAACATCACAATACATAATGAACTGATTCTTGATAAACTGCTCTAACGAGATAGTTCCATCTTTAAATAGAGCATTTTCAACCTTAACCAGCTCTTTCATATCCTTGACGCCCTCATAGTAATTTGGAACGTATTCAGATAAGTTTACTTCTTTTGCCATTAAACAACCCTCACTGTTCCTTTATACGGCAATTGTTGTAATTGCCCTGTGAAAACAAGCGCTAGATCAGCTTCACGATTGTTCAATTTCATCTTATCAACGTTTGCGACGCCGTTAATAGTAAGTAGCTTGGCCATTAACTGCGAGCGATAGATTTTCATGCTGTAGGTATTTACATCTGAGTATTGCGCCCAGTTCTTTCTCAAGTCTAAGAAATACTGGTCTAGAGTCTTGTCTACTAGTTCTTTTACTTGATTTAGCTGATATCCTGTCATCAACTCAAGTTTAAACTCAATATCAATCGGGAAGCGTGTCGCAGTCGTAACCGTCACACGGTGATTGATAGGAGCAAGTCCAACTCCTTTTCCAGTATATTCAAGTGGATCCAGAACATTTTGCACCTTCTTAATTGTCTCAGTAGATGCCAAGTTTAAGTCGTTGTCTAAAATAACTACTTTAACCGTTCCTGAGCCATTCCAAACTGGATAAACCTGAACTGCACCAACTCCGTCAATTTCACGGACACGCTGAACGTACTCAATGAAATTACCACCAAACGGCTTCTCATTGACGTAAATCAAGAAACGCTTCCGCAATTCATCGTCGGTTTCTTCATCTTGGCCAGATGTAACAATTTCCCCTAAGACCGCAGTAGCGAGGTTTCTGTAGTTCTCCAAGGGCAAGATATTGCCATAGTAGCGATTTCCGACAACACCAGCTGTCTCACACTCTACTTCATACTTGCCTACTACATCTGTGGCACGAACAACCTTGTAGATGATTGCAGCTTCATCAAGAGTCGCAAAACGAGAGCCTAAAGCGATTGGTATACCTTCTTTTCTCTCGTTTTTAAACTCCGCAAAGCGTACCGCTTTTTTTGACGGATAACGATGTAGACCGAACTCTTCAACCTTGTAGTCTAAGTATTGACCAATAGCAGTCTGTGGGAATGTATCTAGCAGTAGATTCTTCAACTGCAGATAAAAACCAGCTAACTCGTAACAAGCAGGCGCTAATGCGTCATAGATGATAGAACCCTCCCGTGTATCAATATTTTCATTGACACGAGAAAGAGCGTCATTCATCAGATAATCAAACGTATATTTTTCTAAGAAATCACCTATCATTAATCAGCGTCACCTCCTTTTCAACTTTAAATAAACCAGATATGGTATGGACTTCAAAGACACAAAGCAAGCTGTCCTTGGTTTGTTGCTCGATGAAGAAATTTTGGATACTTTTAATTCTTGTATCAACTAACAAGGCTTGAGAAATTGTTCTCTCAAGGTCAGCTTTTACAAAATCATAAGGCTTTCCAATCAAGCGCTCCAATTCTACTCCGTAATTCGAAGAGTAAATAACCCACTCAAACCGTTCTGTAAGCAGAATCTTTTCAACCGCTTGCCTCATAGCTTCTAATCCATCTATATATCCGTGTATTCTGCCATTTTTCACTTGATAAGTGTAGGATGGCAAAACAACTTCTTCAATGTTTCGTATATCTACCATCTTCACTCCATCCTTTGTAAAACGTAGTATAATTGCCCGTTCTGGGCTTTAATCATTAAGACTTTGTCTCCTGCTTCAAGATTACGAAAAACAATCCATCTCTTGTTGTCCCCTTCAGTATCTCCAGTACGTAATTCTTTAACCATCGGACTTAGAACTAAAAAAGACTCAGGGATTTCAAGTTTATTATTAACCTTGATTGTTAAAGGAGAAACAGATGTGACAGAGCCAAAAACAATATCTGTTCTGTCTGTCCCATCATCTACTCCTTGCGCCAAAAGGCGTGCTAATAACTCTCCTGCCATTATTCCAGCGTCCTCAATTCTAAATCCATTGTATGCACCTTGTCCCACTTGTGGGTACATTTAGAGATAATACCAAGACTGTTCTTCTTAATCCCTTCAGACTCTAAATCAGCAAAATCCAACACAACACTGTTGCCTGCACTGATTCCAAGATGTCCTAAACAAGGAACTTTAAAAGTCTTTTTAGGATGATTCTTAGCTTTCAATAAGAGTTCAGCCTTTTGTTGAATCTGACTCTCATTCATCTTTTCATCCACTTTTTCGTGGTACTGCAACTTGCCCCAAAGAGCAACGTTTTTAGAGTCTTTCACAACGTAAACTTCACGCTTCTTACTCTGCTTGTTGTCTTTAGTTAGCTTCACATAGTTGAAACTGTCATCGATAGAACCTTCATAGTCAAAGTCTGTCGCCACGCTATCATCACCAATCACTAAGTCAGTAATCAGCGAATTTAAGGCTATATGCTCGACTGTACCAAAGTTATCCCTGATGATGTACCACATACCACCATGAATCAATGTTAAGTCCAAGGCGTTCTGGATCATCGCAAAATAAGTTTTCTTATCTTCGATTTTCTCAGGACACGTCCAGTTTCCTTCATCAACAACTTTGTACTCAAGTTCTGATATTTCGCAAATCTTACTGAAGATTTCATGACTTTTAGAGGCTTCAAACACGATTGTGTCAGTGTTTTTCAGGTACCTCATTCTGTCATAAGCAGTAACCGACCATTTCTTGGCTGATTTCCGCTTTTTCTTGAAAACTTTACCGTAAAAAATGCCCTTATCATCTACCTTAAAGCGAATAACATCCCCAAAGTTACAAGCAACCTGCGAGTCTATGATCATATCAAACTCAAGTTTTCCCGGCTGAAAATCAATACTGGTTTCCCATTTGACACCTCCGACCAACTCAGTGATATCAAAGACTTTACCGTCATTCACATCTTGAATCAGAAATTCCATCATAGGACTTGTACCGAATCAGCAGTAACCCAACCACGCCAACCACCATCCAACATGGTAACGTGATAAGGATGCGACCCTTTCATATTGATATAATTGACAAGCCTAGTTGCGTTTGACTCAGTTTGACCCGGCCCTTCTCCGTAGCTATCTCTATGCAGCTGCCCATTGACGAGCACCTTTGCACCGATAGTCACTTCTTTCTTGGTTGAGGGAGCTTGTTCTTTCTGAGGCTGACTAGCTTTCTTCTCTTCTGATACCTTCTTTTCGATTTTTACAAACCGAGCCTTGGCCATCTTGTACTCTTTGAAAGTGATGTCGTAATAAACATCCTCATGAATACCAGCTTTTCTTTGTTGCTCGAAACTCTCAACTGTCGCAAGCATATTGATACCCACGCCAGAGATAATTAAGCGACAAGGTTCTTTCCCGTCCATGATTTTCTTTAGGAGTCGAACATAGGTTTCAGGCGTTCCTGATTTATTCAGGACATAAGAGCGGAAAGTGTCTCTGGGGAAGAATGAAGTAAAAGTAACCTCATAGAGTTTAGGAAAACTCATCTGGGTTATTTCTCCTAGCGCAATACTCGTTGTTGACTCGTTATTGGCGCTATTCTTCGTTTTCAGTTCTTCTGGATTGACAGGAAGTTGTGTGACCTGACCTTTGTACTCTACAAAAATACCAATCGCCATTTCTTTCTACCTCCTATGCAATTCCTAGGTCGCTATCGACCAAACCGACAATCTTTTCTTCAATTCTGTCAACCAAATCGTCGATATCCTGTTCAGTTGCGCTATTTTTAGACTCATATTTAACACTAACTTGAGGTGTTAAAACTTGGTAATCAATGATGTACTTACGTTCTGCAACATCGCGCATCATCTTAATATCTTCGTCTTTCAGCTTGACTTCATCTTCAATCTTACCGACGTTCCCAATATTTTTGCCTTTGCCTAGCTTGTCGCCAAGGCCACCAGCACCACCAGAAGGAGCACCAGCCCCTGCAGGCGTTTGGTTCATTTGGTCAAACTTAGAAGCAAGTTCGTCTTGACCTTTCATCTTATCAGCGAAGCCTTGCATAGCATCACCAACTCCTTGACCAAAAGCCTTAGTACCACTAAAAGCATTGCCAGCAGTTGAAAAAGGATTTTTCATCCCATCCCACAAACCGCCTGGAGTCATCATGTTAGCACGCATGCCGTCAAAAGATTCATAATCATCAGGAGCCTCTCCTGGATTAAACATCTCTCCCATCGCACGAATACCATTGGCAAAACTACCGTCATTAGACATGTAGCCCATTTCGCCAACTTTTCCTAGATTCACTCCTGGTATTTTGTTTAAAGCGTCAATGATCCAGTTGATAGCTTTAATAGCCATGTTTGCACCGGCTATAAAAGCATTACCGATAGATTGCGCTACATTGACTACCCCATCAACAAACGAAGCAAAATAATCTAATACAGTTCGAACAAGATTATAAAATAACTTTCTGATGGAATATATCGGGTGTTTAAAGACATTTCTCAAAAATTCCGCAACTGCTAAACCAATGTTGTAAATGGCTATGAAGAGGTTCACAATCGGTGCAATCATATACATGACGAGATTGATGACGAACATAATGATGTCATAAACTACCGTTCCAACAAAGACAAAGGCTGCAACAATAGCAGCTGCAACGTCTAAGAATGAAATCCCCATAGCGTTTAGAGCTGTAGCAATTAAGAGAGCGACGGCAATAATACCAATCATAACTAAATAGACTAACGCCCATGGAGCCTGTGCAATCATACCTGCTATAAATATAGCAATACCTACTATGGTAGCTACAGTTGCGACCATTATCAAAGCGGTAATTACAAAGTTAATATTCTCAGTAACCCAGTTCCAACCTGCAACAAAGAGATTAAAGAGCCACAGAGCTATCTGGCCAATCGCAAACATAGCGGTTTCTAAACCTGCCATAAAGTTTTGTCCAGCGGTACTGTTAATGAACTCTTGCCATGCTTGAATTAAAGGCTGAAATGCGTATGAAGCCACGTTCCCAACCTGAGTCATCATGTCGGCAAAGGTCATCGGCATTTTCGCAAATTCAGCGTTTGTTTCAACTGCTGAACCAAGCAAAGCGTTCTTAAGAGTATCTCCTGTTAATTGGCCATCTTTAGCCATTGCCCTCAATTGACCAACGCTAACGCCAAGGTGTCTAGCTAGTTTTTGGGCTACAAGAGGAGCGTTCTCCATCATAGAGTTAAACTCATCACCACGAAGAACCCCTGAAGCAAGCGCCTGCGTGATTTGAAGCGTCCCTGCTTTTTGTTGCTCTAAGCTTGCACCACCGATTTTATACAGCTTGTTCAACTGTTCAGCGAATGCAATAGCTTCATCATTGCTTTTAAAGGCTTCTCCAGCTTGTGAGCGTAGTTTAGCCACTGAGTCTGCCATGATACCGAAGCCAGTCCTTGAGCGTTGTGCTGCTGCCATGATACTATCTTGAAGTTCTTGGCCTGTCTTAGATCCGTCTTCTATTGTCTTAAGCCTTGCCATAGTCTGAATATAATCATCGCCTGACTTAATCAGACCGCTCATTAAATTAGCCATTTGCCTCAAGGCTTGAATAGCAACCATGAAATTTAAAGCACGAGAAATAGAGGTCATTCGACCAAGCATGGATGTAGCAACACCAAGGCCACCAACAAGAGGCCCAGTCGAAGGAAGTTTAGGAGCGATAGGTGTCGCCATTTTAGGCGCTACAGGGCTAGTAGCTTTAGGCGCAGTTAAATTTTTAGGCATATCTGCTTTGACTTTAATCGTTGCAGTTTGCGTCATCTTCTTGACACGTCTATCCAACTCTCCGAACTTAGCAATAGTCCTGTTGATTGTGCTATTAATTCGATTTAAAGGGCTTGAGAAATTATCTCTAAGCGCTAGTGTTTGCATTAATGTAGTCATCTTCTACCGTCTCCTCCTTCCTCTACTTTTTCTTTCCATTTCTTTCTGTTCCTTTTCTTCTGCCTCTACTCGGATATCGATAAAGGCAAAAATCAAGGCTTTTTCACGCTTGGACAAGCTATCCAAAAAGGACGGAGTCCAGTTGAATTGATGCAAACAGTAGTAAGCATAACTCAACTCTGCATCCCCGTCCTCTAGTCGTTTTTTGCTTCTTCAACAAGATCATTGATATCTTCATCAAATCCGTTAAGCGACTGGATTTCTTGCATTAGGGTAGCATATTCCCCAATCTTCAACATAGCTTTCAAGGTTGCTGCTTCATCCCCAACAGTACGATAAGACTCTTGTAGTTGAGCATCTTTTAGGTCTGGTGTAACAACGCAGGCAGACATTAAAGAGTCAATGTACTTATCGTTGTTGAACTCAGGAATAGCCACACCTTGACGGTTTTTCTTCTTGATTGTCGCACGTTTCTTCAATGTATCATTTAGACTTTCGTCAATACTGCGAATAACAAAAGGAGATTTGAAACGCTTAAGGTGTACTTCCTTTGTTTCTTCCTGCTGAACGTTTTCTAGTAAAAAGTCTGAAATTGCCATTTATCTATCCTCTTTCTAACCTAATTTAGGCGCACCGAATTTTTCTAAAATATCCACATCTTCAAAAGTAAAGTTAACTTCTTCTTCCAAGAAATCTTCCTCAACTTTTAGTTGACCCATCACAACTTCATCAAGGTTACATTCACGCAAGATGGTTGTTTGACGACCGATTGAACTTGTCGCATCGTCATTAGTCACTTGGATATCAAAGAATGTATCACGACCATTCTTCATGTAGTCCAACATCATTTCCTTGAATGTTGAAGTGACACCGTAAATGGTCATCTTACCTTCACCCTTGAAACCAGTCGCTTTTACTTGCGTACCACGTTTGTTAAGGGTGCGGACTTCTTCTTTGTTTTTCTTAACTGTCGCTTCAAGCTCCTTGATATAGAACATGAACTCATTTCTTCCGTCGACGTGAATAAAAGCAGTACCTTCTTGGCCACTGATTACGTCACGACCTTTCAAATAAGCCATACTTTCTCCTTTTCTAATCTACTACAACTGTCATATACAGCTTTTCCATACTATCAACTGGTTTTACTTTAACGTTAACCACTACAGACTCTTTCAGCTCACCACGTAGCACTTCGATGTCTTCTACTTTGAAATCTTCAATCGCGCCACGAGCCTCAAGGTCTTTGAAATAGCGAATACGGTTCGCTTTGAACGCTTGACGTCCATCTTCGTTGTTGTCAACTTTTCCAAGGAAATATTCAGAAAATACATGTTTTGTATCATTTCTAATATCGTCCAAGGTTCGAAGCATACGGTTTTTTTGGAAATCCTGATTAATTTCTGATGTGATAGTTACAAGTGAGTTGATATCTTTTTCAACAACTGCTCTATCGCGTTTGTTTGTGAACACAAAGTGTCCTTTTTGAAGAGCAGCAATCGTCTCTGTATGACTCAAGCGACCCACAACATCAACAGAGTCTTCATACTTCTCATAAGTCAATGATTTCTCAACGCCAGCATTTGCGCTTGCAGCTGCAACCCATACAGTCGCTTTCGTCTTATCAATAACCGTCTTATCAGACAAGATAACACCATTTTTAACGTTGATTACCGCTTCACTGTCTGCATCTGAGTCCGCAACAACCAATTGAGCGCCTAGTCCTTCATCTTCACGCATACGTTTGATGAAGTTGATAGCTGCTTTCTTGATAGAAGCGTCTTCTACTGGCAAGGCCATATAGTTAAACTCAACTGTTTCAAGAGCCTTGAAGTATTCTGTGTAGTCTTGAGTGGATACTGTTCCGTCAGTACCGCCAGTTAATTTAGCACCAGCCACCGCTTGCAGTTCGCCAGTTCCTGAAAATTCAACTAGATCATTGTTTTTCAAGTCAGCCAAGACTTTTACAGTTTGTGAGTCCATAACAACAGTATCAAGGAACGTGACAACATCAAATGAACTTGGGTCGTCTACGTTTGTTTTGACTGTTACTGTGATGTCATTCCCACGGACACCGCTATATTTGGCTTGAGCCGTTACGTTGTCTGAAAGGCTTACGTTTGCCTTTTCTCCTGTATTTAGACGATAAAGCAAGACTTCACTCACACGTTTGAATGCTTCATTCAGCAACAAAAGCTGAGGGCTTTCTTGCTCATAACCTAGCTTTTTAAATAGGTCTTCACCACGTCGGATCTTCATCAATTTCTTTGATTCACCGAAGCTGAGTGCTAGCGGTACTGTTACGACACCATCGCCCCCAAGGCGAGTCATTGCAATGTCTTTTGATTTGACGTTGATGTAAGCACCTGGTCTTACTTTATTTTGGCGTTTCCAATTTCCACCTGCCATTACTTAATCTTCCTTCCTAGTTCGTATTCTAGTTTTGCTCTTGCTTCTTCCAAGCCATAAGACTCTTCTGGATCTAAAATAGCTCCCAAGATGTCTTTTTCTCCGTTGGTAAAAGCGCTACTTTCCAAAATGTCCGCAGTAGGGAACACAATTCCGTCTACATTATCCATCTTTCACCTCTTCTTTCACTTTCAATTCACGTTGTTTGATATCTTCCTCTTCTAACTTCAAGCGTGTGCTTGCGATAAAAATACAATGCAGAACGTTGTCAACCACTTCATACTGACGGTCAAATAAATGAATCGTCGGCAAGTGTAAGAGTTTATAACTCAATTCTTCCTGCATTGCTAAACACTCACTACGCTTCTTCTTAGGAGGAAAATAAGACAAATCCACTTTAGAACGTACTTTCACATACTTATTGGCCTCTGGAGTGTACTTAGTATCAACCACATGGATAAAAAAACAAGGCTCTTTAAAACCTTGCTCTACTTCATCCAGATAAATCCTGATGTCAGGATATAACCCCTTGATGTGGCTAACTAACTCCTCGACTAACCGAAAGCCTTTATTTGCCATTTCCTAACACTACCTTTCTCATAAAGCCATCATACTTATCACGGACACGCTTTTCCATATCGCTTTTAGTATCTTCAACCGTTTTATGAAGAAAAAACTGCCCTGGAACAAAGCCACCATTGACCGTCTTATGCCCGTACTCAACGTGTGGGGCATAGTAGACCTTGTTATAAACTTTCTGCTTATAAGTCCGTCCAGATACTTCAATATGGCTTTTAGACCAGCTTTTTTGCAAGGTTCCGCCTTGTTTACCATGAGCACTTGCCCAAAATTTGACGTGTTTGCCATCTTTGGTTGTGAACTCAACCCAATGATCCGTATAAACACCGACAGGTGTTCTCTCTTTCACTTTGGATTTTAGCTCTGTGCCTTCGTAATTCAAGGTCTGTCTCATAAATCGGTCTACTTTCGCATGATTCGCATTCCTGTTGAAGTTGTCAGCAAACTTAGCGAAACTACGATAATCAAAACTGCCACTCATGACTTGCCCTCTAGCTTTATAGCAATTTCTTGGTGTGACCAATACTGATCAATAGGCACATTAGAGCGTGTAAACACTTTAACGTGCCCATTTCTATCAGTCACCTCAATCTTGCAACCTGCAGGGATATCATAGACAACAGAGCAAAAGAGTTTCATATCATAGCCGTTAGCTTGATAGTCGCTCCCGTTCGTTGAACTATTGCTCATTTGTGAAATCCTACAGGGAATGTCCTCTAACAGCACGCTTTCTGACATACTGGTCAAACCGTCTATCTCTTGCTCTGTATAACCTCTCACCGTCATTTTACAGTCATACAAGCAATCAAAGACTGTCTTAGCATATTCGGTCATAGTAGCTTCCTAAAACGATTCAACTGATGCTTGTAGTGCTCAAGTGATGACGGCACTTGTTTCATTCGTTGAATCATTTCGTAAGGGCTAACCTTTTCGATTGTCGTATCACCCATTTTGATACTCTTAACCGAAAAGTCGTCTGCGTCAGCTTTTTCAGCAAGAACGCTTTGCTCCTTGACCTTGTCCAGTAAGTCGTTAGTCATGTCTATCCATACGTTCTCTAAACGTCCAGGCACACTGTCTTGGTGAATATAATTCAAAATCTCGTTTTCTGCTTGGGTCAAAGCGTAGTGAAGAACTTCCATATCTTTGAAATAATTATCCTGACGCATTTTCCGAACGCATGAGATCAAGTACATTGTGTTGTCTTGTTTCAATTCTTGAATCATATTCTGTTACCCAATCTATTTGCCAATTTTGTGTTTCAAAGCGATAATACCGATGTTCTTAGGCTCATAAACACGTTTCCAGTTCTTTAATTTAGCCAAGTCAGCGTTTGATGGAGTGATGTTTCCAGCATCTACTTCTGCGCCAGTCCATTTTACACCGTATGGATGCATCACAAGGGCACGACGAGTGTAAATCATGTCGTTACCTTTAGCAGCTTCACGAGAAGTTTCAAACGTAGTCAATCCTGACGGATTTCCTGTGTTAAGACCGATTGAACCAGTACGGAATAGATATGAAGTATAAACATCTCCTGCTGGTGCAATACCATCATCGATAATGACACGGTAGCCAAGGTAGGTTGGAATGTTGATAGTCGCAGTTGTTGGCTGGATGTATTGAATCAAGTTGTCTTTTTGTAGTTTTGTATAAACCGCTGAGTGCATAGCAATCGCAGTAACTTGATCAGCAGAATCTCCAAGCAATTGTTTAGCGTCAAGCACCATAGCTGCATCGATACCAGTAGACGCTTTTGATTGGTCTGATACGTGAGTTTCTTCAAGCGCACCTTTCTCACCACCTGTTCCAGTAGCAAAGATACCATTCAAGGTAGCAATCAAGGCTTTTTGGTCTTCACGCAACCAGTAAGCACCGATACGGTTCAAAATAGCACGTACTGGGTCAGAACCAGCTATAATACCAGTCAATTCGTTAGCAGCCCAACCACGTCCACGATAAAGAACGCAGGAAATGTCTGCTCCAGCAGTAATTTTCCCAGTTTCTAGGGCTTTGTCGCCATTGCCAAGAACTTCAGAATCGCCAGTAAGGTCATTCCAGAAAGGCATGTTGACCAATAGACCTCCAGAGGTAATGTTTTCAGAGACACGTTCGTCTGATACTGCGATACCACTTTGAATGAAAGCAGATTTATCAGCAGTGTACTGATGCATGTATGCATTGTACTGTTGAGGTGTAATCGTGTCTATAATTTTTGTAATTTCGTTAGCCATTAGTTATTTTCTCCTTGTTGTTCTAAAAATTGAGTTAGGTTGACGTCGGGATTGCTTATAGCAGTTTCCCAATTCCCTAAATTAGCACCTTGCCCATCGCCTTGATTTGGCGTATATTGGGCTTGTTTCTCCCCGTTAAAGAGATATGGACTCTTAGCACGCTGAGCCTCGATTTGCTCAGTCAAGCCAATCAATTTGCCATCTTTTACAGAGATTTCGTCTTTGTTTAAGATTTTTCCAAAAATTTCTGCGTCTCGAACGCCAGCTTTTGTCAATTCAGCATCGATTAAGCGAGATTTATTCTCATCTGCTAGTTTCATCTCAAGCGCTTCTGTATCTTGTTTGTACTTAGCTTGTAAGTCCTCTAGCTTTTGCTGAATATCTTCAACATCTGCGCCCTTTTTCTTCAAATCATTCAAGTCTTTATCACGTTGTGTCAGCTGTCCACGCACGCTCTCCAATTCGCTTTCTTTACTTGCTACATCATCCTTAAGTTTTTGGACAGAAGCACCATACAAAGCGAAGACTTGAGAAATTTGGTCTTCAGTTAAGCCGATGTTTGCCAGTTGTTCTTTTTTCATTTTGAAAATCCTTTCCTCTACGCTAGGCTTTTTAGGTGTTCTCCATCACCAGTCGCTCCGCTTTTGTTAGGACTACGGACTTGTCCAATGTTTGAACCTTTTAACGCCATGCCCAGGGCGAAAAGAAAACCGTACGGGATTCCATACGGTTAGAGCATAAGAAAACCGCCTCGATTTCGATGCGGTTAGAATTGTGATATAAATAGCAGTCTATTCCTGCCAGTCAAGATGTTGGATCGCCTACTTTCTGTTTTTTAGCCATGAAAAGTCATTATCAACCAAAACCTGATAAAGAATTTTCCCAATTCGGTCTGCCTGCTCTTCTTCATGATTTATATAGCCAGCTTCAACTAAAATACCATGCGTAATTTCGTGAATAAGTGTCTGATCTTCGATTTGTTGACTAGTTGAGTCGTCTAGAACAATCCTGCATGTCTTGTACTCAATATGCCCCCATTCTCCTGTTTTTCCCTGTAAATCAGTTATTTTTTCGATTTCATAGACGATACCACCTATTTTTACCTTATCCATGTTAGGTTTATTATCACGATTCATTTCTTCAATCCTTTCTTTACACCCTTAATTATTCCGCTGATCACGGCCAGAATAATTAAGATTAACAACAAAAATACCAAACACCCGAAAGTGATTGATACCAAATCCCAAATAAACATGCCTTTACTCCTTTTAATGTCACAATCAAGTAACTTCATACGATAATGAATGAATATCGGTTAATATTTTAGGTAGTAACTCAATCGCGCTAAACGTATCCGTCCCATAAATATCTAACTCTAATTTCACTGTTACTGAGTCTACTGAGTCATTTTCACTTGATCCTGAAAATTCTACGTTAGTTATCCCAATTCTTGCTATATCCATTTTTAATCCTTTCTGGGCACGAAAAAAGCACTTAGATTTCTCTAGGTGCTACTTTTTCTATTTCGTTGATTGTAATTGTTATGGTATCCCAGTCCTTGGGTGAATCACCTATATCAGCAATAAAAGTATCTTCGCTTAGCTTTTCGACAATTGCTGCAGATTGCCCATTTTTTAAAATCACTGTATCAAATTCTTCTATCTTCATCAGAAACCTCCTTGATATAAGCAGACGTAAGGTGAGTACCTTCTTCAGTAACATTCCATGCAACAATAACATTTACAGGATTGTTCTTTATACCATACATTACCATTTTTTGCTCATATCTATGTCCGTGTTCATCTTTCGTTTTTGCTTTCGTTGGATATTTAGGCGCTCTATTTGATATCTCTTCAATCATCTCCCGATAATTGTTCAAGTCATATCCTAAAAGATGTGTAATATTCTTGCCTTTAGCAAAACCTTTTGGTCTATCAGGATTGAAAAGATAATGAGTAAATTTCTTCTCACTTATGATTATATTATCTACATTAGGTAGTGTTAGTTGCGGATTTTTTTGTAATCTACTCTGACGCTTAAAATCCAATTGAATCATACCAAACTTATTAACATCATTATACTTCAAATCATAGAAGCCTGCAAATGTTTTGGGCATATTTTGAGAACCTAAAACCTGTCTATAAGCTATGAACTGCTCCTTGGTTCTGCGGACTCTGTCCTTTTCCAATCGTTCAGCTTGTAGCTTGTCTTTGATGGCAGTCTGGCCATACTTATCAAGTTGCTGCTTTCGCCAGTCCTTGAAGGTCTGACCGCTTTCAACCTCATAGCCTTTTCCTGTCTCAATATCTCTTGCATAGCGTTTCCCACCTTTTTCTAAGGCAGGAACCGTCGTACATCGACAGTGAGGGTGCATAGTAGGATAATTCACGCCCTTTTCTGCATCCTTAACAGGAAATACCTTGCCGTCCAACTCGCCACAAATAGGGCATGTGTGAACCTCTAAGGTCGCTAGATACCTGTACTTCTTGATATTGTCGTCTTGGTATTCATCTAACGTCGCCTGAGCCTGAATTCCGTTCGTTTCCGTCTGCAAAACAGTCACCGCACGATTACGAGCACGGTCAAACTCAATTGCTAGAAGTTTACTGGACTGGTCTATCGGATAGCCTCGGTTTAAATCGTTGGTTACAAGCGATTCTACTCTACTAACTAGTTCATCCATATTGCTGCCCCAAACACGCTCAGAGAATCGCTTACCTTTGAAGTTTTCGTTGATCGCCTTTTGAAGATACTCTTCTTCTAGGCGCTCAGGCTTGAAATTCGGTTCTCTTTTGGTCTGTTTATGGTAGTTGTAAGCACGATTTAAGTAAGTTTCTTGGTAGGTTTGTTTGAGATGTGTTTCTATTCGCTTGTTGATTTTACCAGTCATTTCAGCGATATCCATCTCAACACCAGCAAACAAGGCGTCTGCATTTGTTTTGACCTTTATTGACCTTGACCACTCTGTTAAATCAGGGTGTTTCTTAACAAAACCAGCAATCTCTTGCTTGGTTTTTAATTGGTCAGCCTTAGTCAGGGATAACAGATAAAATGGTAATGAGTCACTACGATTTTTAGATACCCTCTCAAACGCCTCTAAACGCCCTGTAATGCGTTTTAGTGTTCTGCGGTATAAATTATCGATGTAGTCTATTATCTCGCTGAGGTCGTCAATCTGAGCCAGCTCATATAGCAATCTGTCTTTCTCTTCTCGGCTGAGGTCGTCAAGTGATTCGATAAAGGCAATTTTCTCTTCTTTATTCAGCTTCCGACTCATGCTCTAACTCTTCCATATCGTAGGCTTTTTCAGGGCGTTCCTCTTGTTCAGCTTTCTGCAAGCGCAGTTCATCCTGCCAATCTTCTACAATTGGATTCGATTTAGCTACGTTCTCTCTTGATGTGATAGTTGCGAGAGTAGAAACTACTTGAGCCATTTCTGTGTCGTTATTGATTGAGTTCCGTGTCCATGTTTGCTTGATTTTGAATTTGTCGGACAATCCTAGATGTTTCAAGATCATCTTAACAAGTGTGGCATATCCACTTCTGAACTGAGTTTCCATGTTGCCGGTCTTTAACTCTAAAAGAGAGTAAAGAAACTTCAAAGCGACACCAGAACTGTTCCCCAATTTATCTGTTTCAGGGTTAACCCCTTGGCCACTAATAAAGATTTGTTTCTTAGTTCGCTCTAAAATCAGATTTCTGGCTTCGGTTGGGATGTCGATCGCAATAGTTGTAACTCCTGACTGGTCTCCCATACCGTCATTGTCCATCTTAATCATCTTGTAGCGTTTCAAATCTTCAAGAAACTCTTGCTTGTCCTGCCCACCGTAATTTGTAAGGACAAAGATAACCTCTTGAACATCGTCTGTATCATTGACAAATCCACTAAAGACCTTGTCGTAAACATCAACTAGGTCTTTGATTGGTTTCAAGTCGTTGGTCTCGATTTCATTGTTTTTAAACGGAATAAAAGGAACAAGGCCAAAATCATGCTTGAAACTATTGTCGCTAGAGTGGTCTCCATTCATGGTATCAATCAAAGAGATAGCTTGGAATGTTTCTAATTCTTCCAGTGGCTTATTTTCTTCATGACGATAGAAAGAACACGCTTTATCGTTCCAATATTCGTAAACAGTGTAATTCTTGCCATCTGTTTCATCAATGCTAGAGTATACTCGCAGTACCCCAATCAACTTCTTATCCAAAGACTTTGAGTAGATTGGCATTACTTCTTTTGAGTCCACGCAAGCATATCTAAACGAATTATCACTAGCGTCTTTCCAAACGTGAAGCCAAGCAATACCAGCATTTCCTGCATTCACACAAAGTTGCTTGCTGATACGCTCATAATCGTCTCCTAAGACATCCACGATCATATCATTTACCTTTTTATCGTCCACATCAAAGGTAGGCGGATAGGTCAACGCATAAGCCTTTTTCTGGTCAAGCAATAACTGGTGCCAGTTGTGACTAATACGGTTGTCAGCATTACGAAAGGCATTATCTTCTGCTTTCGCTTCATTCTCAGCGCCTTTCTTGTCAGCAGGCTTACGCTTTCGTTTAATATCATTCTCGTTACGATAGTATTTCTCAGCTTCACTTGCTTGCGTGACAAACTTTCCATGTTTGACCATCTGCGACGAGATTATTTTTTTAATTACTTCTATTTCCAAACAGTCATACCTCCTGACTTGAATAATACTGTATAGCAGAAATAACGCAGGGCGTCCATTGCGTGGTCAAATTGCTTGATAGGCTTGTCCTCGCCATTCGCAGAGGCTTTCTCGTCCCAGACATAAGCATGGAACTCTTTCAGCGTATTCACACAATTCTCATGTACTGCGATTTTCTCTTGACCAAGCATGGAACCGACAAAACGAATACCTTCAAGGACATTATTTCTAGCTTTTTTGATTTTATATCCTCGCTTCTTCAATTCAGCAATGAATGAAGCAGCAGACGGGTCAATAATAATACGTTCGATGTTCGTATCTCCTAGCCAAGCAGTTAGATCATCAGCATACTCAGCATTGGTCTTCTGTACGTTCTCGTCACGACCTGAGTAATAATATTCCCTTGTTAAGTAATACTTACCGTTGATATCTTTTTCCCACAAAAGAAAAACGGTCGCATTTTGCGTACCGTAGTCGACCGAAACATATTTGCCCGTCTTACTCATTTCTGGCAAGGTTGATACAACATGCTTATCCTTACTGAACATATCGTAGACAATACCTTCTGCAACCGTCCAAAGACCTTGGATATATCGCTGATAGAAAACACCTTGATATTGACTTCTATAACGCTTCTTGATGTTCTCTGAAAGAGAAAGGTTGTCGTCCATATCAAAATGCAGATAAAGCATATTTTTTGTTTCTGCTTTGTCTATCCAGTTGACTTTAAACCAATGATAAGGCCCGTCTGGGTTGCAGTTGAACCACCACTTGGAACCTGTCACAGAGCACCGCCCTGTGCCCTGGTTAACAAACGACTCTGGCATAAGCGCTACTTCATCGAAAAAGATACCTGCCAGCGTTAAACCTTGAATAAGATCCTGCGAACTTTCGTCCTTACCACCAAAGATATAAAAATCATTCGACACGTCGCCTTTTGAGATTTCTATCAAGTTATCCGTCCGATGATAGACGTAGCTAAAACCTCTTGACTGTATCATAACCAACAACAGTTTCAGGACGTTACGATTGAAAGAGCCGATTGTCTTTCCGCACATCGCAAAGTTCTGATGGTTGAATGATGTCATCGCCCAGATAACGAAAGCTAGACTCATAGAGACAGTCTTGCCAGAACGGATAGCACCATCAGCAATAATGCCTTCTGACTCATGAACTGGAGAGTTCCAAAGCCACCAAGTCAGCACTTTCTTCTGCTTTTTGCTAAAGGGTTGAAATTTGAATGTATTGGTTTGCATTCTTAATCTTGCCAAGTTTCTTCAACCACCCCTTCCAGAGATTTAATAAAGCCATCGTCTTTAACGTCAACTTCTGATGTTCCTATCTGTTTTCTAAGCTTCTCATTTCCTAGCTTGAGCGCTTCAATGCGTTCTTTCTGTTCTTTCTTATCAAGTGAGTCTTTCGCATCTGTCGTGGTTAACTTGCTGATTTGTTCAAATGCTCTAACGTTACCTTTCATAGCTTTCTGCATCATAACCATTGCAAGAGCCATTTCGTTAGTTGTGTCAAATCCCATATCCTCAAGTTGCTTCTTAACACTTGGACTTGCTACATCTGCTTGCAGAATCGTTTCAAAAGCCTTTTTTAAGTTTGCTTTTTTTCTTCTAGCTTTACCAGAGGCCACTCCTGCTTTTTTTGCATTTTCTCGGCGTTCGCTCGGAGTTCGTTCTGAATTTTTTATCAAATTTTGCTCATTAGCCATCGCCTCACTTCCTTATCAAAAAATAAATTTAACTTACTTTTTCAGCGGTAAGTCCTGTCTCTTCTTCCCAACGTTTAATCGTCCGCTCTACATACACAGGGTCTAGTTCCATTGCATAGCAAACTCTTTCAGAACGTTCACACACCATTAATGTAGAACCTCCGCCATTAAAGCTATCTAGTATCTTGTCGCCTTTTTTACTGGAGTTCAAAACACATCTAGCAATCAACTTCAAAGGCTTCATCGTCGGATGGATATCGTTTCTAACAGGTTTATCCTCGTAAAAGACAGTCGTCGGAGATGTATCCTGCATGGTCTTGATGTAAGAAATCAATTCGCTTTTTGTCATTTCTTTTAGATTTTCTTCATCTTCTTCAATGACAGTAGCTAGTGAGCGATTGTCCACAAAATAGTGACTCGCTCCATCTTTCCAACCGTATAAGCAGGGCTCATGCTTCCATTGATAGTCCTGACGACCTAACACAATAGCATTCTTGACCCAGATAATGGACTGTTTCAGTAGCCAACCTGTCTCTTTTACTGCGGCTCTAAAATTTAAACCTTCCGAATCTGCATGCCAGATATAGAACGCCCCTCCTGGTTTCAAGTGGTTGTTTGCAACCGCAAACGCATCTCTTAGAAACTGTCTAAAACTAACATCATCCATGCTATCGTTCATAATTGTCATGGCTTCATCAGTTCCTCCTTGATAGGCCACGTTATAGGGTGGGTCTGTAACATATAGATCTATCACTGCGCCATCAATTAACTGTGCCATATCCTCAGCAGATGTGCTGTCACCACACATTAAACGGTGTCGCCCTAGCTGATAAATATCCCCATATTCTACTTTCGGTTTCTCTTCTTGATTGATATCTACTTCTTCTCCCTCTTCTTTTTCTACTTCTTCAAAATCATCTAAAGAAAAGTCAATATCTTCGAACCCAAACATCGTCATATCAAAACCAGTGAGTTCATCTAATTCACCATAAAGTAGTTCAACGTCCCAATCAGCAAGCTCTCCTGTCTTATTATCAGCAAGTCTAAATGCCTTAATCTGTTCCTCTGTCAAATCATCTGCAATAAGAACTGGTACAGTTTTTAGCTTTAAAAACTTCGCTGCCTTAAACCTTGTATGCCCGTTTACGATTTCTCCATCAATCGTTGCGACAATCGGAACCTTAAAACCGAATTCCTTTATAGAATTGGCCACTGCTTCAACTGCTTGTTCATTGTTCCTAGGGTTATTTTCGTAAGGTCTTAGCCATTCAATCGGCTTATCAACAATCTTCACTGTTTCCCTCCTCAAGAAACCAAAAAACACACATCCAAAAGATATGCGTTTCTCGGGTTATATAGTCTTTGACTTTGTTTTTTACAGCCAATTCTGTAAAAATTGGAACGACAGGATTCGAACCTGCCTACGTTTCAGACCCTTTATAGTCATATCGCTCCACCAACTGAGCTACGTTCCAACTGCAAGACGACTACTACCTTGCGTGTTAATTAGAAATAAATTTTCTGATCTATTTTTTTGTAGTCATTAACGGCGATGCCCGGAATCGAACCGAAGGAAACATAGGAGAGAAACCACTTACCTGTCACCGCCAAAACGAGACCGAAGCCTCGGAAAAATATAATAAATATAAAGGAGACGTCAATTGACCTATCACTTGACAATACTATTTTACCATGTAAAATAAGCCATTTCCTAGCAATTTACTTGCAAATATCTCCCAAAACTTTACGAAAGACAATCAGCTTACCTTTTCGATAGGCTTCCGCAAATTCCAAAGCACCTCTACTAAGCATGCGATAGAACTCACTCTCAGAATAGCCTAAATCCATATAAATTGCCTTGTCTGATAATTGGATTTTCATATCCATGTACTTCTTTGCAATTACCTGTCGAACGTATGGATCCATAATGCAGTTGACTGCTCTCTCAATCTCCAGAACTTCTGCTTCTGCATCCACATGTTCGATAACCATATTCTCAGTAGCTGTGTTCTTACCAGTAAACGTCTTTGGCTCAAATGAATAGGTCGTTGTGATTTTAGGCAAATACTCAGCGCCTGCCATTCGGACATACGAGCGATAACTCTCTAGAACGTCATAGACATTTTTCTTGGTGAATTGCACGTCAACTCTTTTTAATAACCTCACAACATCGCTCCTTTATGATATAATAGTTTCAAGGAATAATTCATAAAGAGGGTCAGTCGTGTACTGGCTCTTTTTTTCATGTCCTGCTACCGAGTATGATGTCAGTAGGAAATCCAAAGTATGTGCAGACATCTTCAACATTGTAGACATCTGGTGCACTCCCTTCTTCCTCCCACTGAGTGATTAGATAGCGACTATAACCTAGTTTAGACGCCAACTTATCTTTGCTAAGTTTCTGCTCTTTACGCTTTAATTTTAGTAAGAATGCAAATCTACTTGCTTGCTTTGGATTTAATTTTTCATTCATCATCCACCTCAATCTTTACGACTGCTCTACCATTCGGATTTTTTCTCTGTGTTGATGCGAAAGTATAATACTTTAACATCCGTTCAGCAATTCCTGTTTCTTTGCTGATCTCCGCAAGTGTCCCCATAGTAATGAATGTGTCGCCTTCGTACAATGCGTATTCACTCATGTTCCATCTCCTCAATCAACCAGTCAAGGTTCTTACGGGCTTTCTTCAGGTCTTCAAGACCGTTCTTCTCTTTGTAGCGAAGTAAATACTCAACTGCACTGCACCAGCGGTGCGCTTCCATTTCAGTCTTGCCTTTGATGAAATTAGCTGTAACATCCTTTACTTCGAGACCATGAGTCCCGATGTAATGATTTGGTTTGTTTATGCTGTCAATTATTTCTGGGTCCATTTGATAGCCTCCAAAAGTTCTAAGATTATTCGGTTCCATTCTTCGATTGTTGTTTCTCTAAAATCAAACTGAGACATCATTTCAGCTCTTTTGAATAATGCCCTCTTAAAGAATGAAGTTTTTCTGAAAAAATTCATGTCATCTGTTTTAAATTCGGTTATGATTTTCTTTCCATAACCCTCTATCTCTACATGGACTCTTGTTTTTCTATAGAGAGGTAGAGGCTCCGCCCAAACACTTCCTTTCAAGTCTGATTCATCGACTTTCTTAAGCATTAACGATATCTTCTTAGCTTCACTCTCTTTTTTAGCACCACTGAACGGGTATCTTTTTGGTCTCATTCCTTATCCTCCAAAAGTTCTCTGTTTTCGTAGATGTTGCCGATGATTTCTTCATGCTCAGTCCACGCATATCCTTCTCCCAAGTCTTTTAGGTATACAGCTGGCATTCCTCCCCAATACGTACCGCCATATTCTTTTTCTATATAGACTTCGTGAAGGCATCCTCTTGTGCATTTGATAATATCTCCGACAAAGACCTCTTTACCGTTTTTGTCTTTGAGTCCTGTTGATTGCATGATAGTTGCATTTTCATCTTCAAGATAAAAGTCAAAACTATAGCCACAAACACATCTTGTCTTATCTTTCTCAAAAACGAGAGCTTTCACTCTTAACATTTGATCAATGTCTGTCAGCCAAACCCTAAATTTCGGTATCATGCTAAATCCTCCTCTTTGACAAACGTACCGTCAATCCAACGACCCTTGCGGTCTTTGATTTCTTGGTAAGCTAATTTAAAGCATTCTTCGAAACTATAACCTAGCGATGTACTGATTAATTTTAACCAATTGATAGAAGATGATAGAAAATCCTTGCATATCAGTTTGTTTTCCCAGTTACAACTCAGTTGAAAGTTACTGATGTCTGAGTTTAAAAATTTGAAGTAACTAAGCACATCTATTTCAAAAGATACTTTAGAAGCATCAAAAATCTCCTGCACATCTATTTTGCTCAACAAGCACAAACCTACAATCACCACTGCGCAATCTCCGATACTGTCCTTGGTCAATTTCTCATTCTTCTTGAGATAGCCTGCGCATAACTCTCCGAACTCTTCGCTAAGTTTTAAAGACTGCTTATCTAGTCGTCCACCGTTTTCAAGGTCACGGTCTATAAACCATTGTTTTACTTTGTCTAGTGTAGTCATCTGTTTCATTCCTCCTCATCTAAAATCCATGCAATATAGACACAAATCAGAGCAAGCATAATAGAATCCGCCAAATTCCCTCTCACTTCACCTAAGATGATAATTTCAAGTATCTTCCAGAGATAGTCCAATACAATAAAATGGACAAATTGGGTTAAGAAGAAGTTATACTTCCCATTAAATCGAACTTTCACAATAACACCTCATCCCCTACTTTCACTTTATCCCACTGCTCCTTCGTAACCACGAACACACCGTGGTCACGAATCGTAAGCATGTATAGTTTTCCATGTCGCCCTTTCTCGACGACTTTGCCATGGATTTCAGCGCCTGCGTTATCAGCCTTGTAGATAACCATCGGCTTCTTCTCTTCCAAATCTCGAATCTTGTCCATCTGCCAGATGTTTAGTCCAGCAGATAGCAGAATCCAGATAGCTATGAATCGTTTCAATCTATGACCTCCTTACTTTTTTGAATTCTTTCGTTTAAAGACCGGATTATGTCTTTCTTTTTCCTTCTGTTTGTGGTAATTATTGTCTTTATCAAAAACAGAGTTTTCATCTCTCATAATTTTTTCACAACATATGGATTCATTACCTCTTTTTCCTTTTTCTTTGGTTTTACATTTATTTCTAGAAAGAAAGATTGATTTGGAATTTCAAGTGCGAAAGTTGTTGTATTGTTATCTGGAGAGTTTAAAATATTACCAATTTCAAGAATAAGTTCAGTAATACTACTTCCAAGCGTTAATGCCATCACTCCACCTTCTCAATCTTTATTATTTTTATTATTTTTATTATTTTTAAAGAATTTATAAAAAATTACTGACCAATATGAAGCCCACATAAGGTATGATAATGATTGAAGAAATTGTTCAACTGTCATTTCGTTACCTCCTCAACTTCAACACCCTCACAATCGAATACCCAGCCGAAGTCATTCGCAACTACTTCCTTTTTCGTGAGTTTGTAGCATTGTTCTGAGAAATTAGTGCTTTTCGTAAAAAGAAGAACTACAGGCGAGAATTGACCATACTCATCTGCTAATCCTGCATTTTGATTGACGAGATATAAGTGCCCGTCGTTTCGGTTTAGAAGTGTAATTTTGTATTTTTTCTCTTCCTCGACCTCGTAGCCGTCAAGCCAAGCACGAGCGAAGAGATCTTGGTTATCTAAGTCTTCAAAGAGCCAACGTAAAACGCTTTTGTTTTTTGCTTCTTCAGAATGATACAATGCGTGAGCTAAAGTAATTTTCCTGACTTTGCAATACTCAATCCAATCTGCCACGCACTGCTTAACTTTGACTTTCTCACGTTCAACCATGCCTTCAAGTTTACCTTGTTCGTAACCCTCACGCCATTTCGCACAACTGAAATCTTGTTCAAATTCACCCATGATAGCTTTCAACCAAACTTCACGATCATGCAATGGCAATTCTCGTAATCTTGCTAGTATGTTCTTGAGATAGCGTGGAGCTTCGTCTGCATGGCCTGTTTCTGGTTCGTCTAGTTGTTCAAAGATTTCTTTAACATCTTCCCACCAAACTGCATAACCTTGATAATTGCCAATTATTGTTTTTCGTTCTTCGAATTTCTCAATCAATTCCTTAAGTTTCATCTTCCAACTCCTTTATTTTCTTCCTCAATTCTTTATTCTTTTTCTTTAACAAATCACGCTCCAGCGCTCTAATCCGTCTCTTGCGTGAATCACACGGCTTCGAATACTCGATTATCTTCCCTTCGTTTTGCTCGATTGTGCGTTGATAACCTTTTATCAATTCCTTTTTGTCAAATCCCATCAACTATCCTCTGCAATATCTCGTGATACTCATAAATCTCCAGTTCAATTCTGTAATTCTTATTTCCAGACTTGCCACCGTGCATGAACTCAGTCGATACTATCACATTATAATTATCATCTGTCCAAATCTTAGCGTCCGTCAAACCGTCAAACAAAGCCTTACTTGTGGGCGACCAGTTCGGTGGGTCATACTTCCTATTTGTCGGAGGATATATCCGAACCTTAACCTTGCAAGGCTTGTCCTCGCTGTAAGGCAATCCAAAGTAATCTCTCAGTACATTGTTGCCCTCGTATTCGGCTAACTGCCGTAAGAACTTAGTGATTTTAGCCTTTTGATGAAAGTGAGGTCTGTCGTTTGCGTTGATCATCTGTTTCCTGTTCAACTCAAATTTCAAAATCAATCGTTCTTTCATCAATACCCCTCAAGCGTCGCTTCGATTAGTTCCATACACACTTCACGAATTGCCACACGGTCATCGTGATTAGGATTTTCAGATTTCACTCTAAGTAATGCTGAATAGACTTCTTCATAGATTGACCGCTTTGGCATACCTTCTGGTTCATATCCCAGTAGATAACCTACGTTTACTCCAAAATAGTCAGCCAGTTGTTGGGCTTTATCTGGTTTGATTTGGCTTTCTTCATTTTCCCATTTTTGGTACCCTCTCCGAGTTACGCCCATAGCTTTAGCGACTACCTCTTGTGTATCGCCTTTTTCTTTCCTCAACTCTCTCAGTTTATTCATCCAAACACCTTATTCAGTTCCATAATCTCCTCATTGTTTCTATACGGATCATACGCTAACCGTCCAAAACCACGCTCGTCAATTGCTTCTGGATCATCATCAATGTACCTTAGAAACAAAACCATATCACACACATAACACCTCAACCGACTTTGTGTAGGAAATACATATCTAGTAGCGCATTCTCCACAAAACGGGCATTGCATATCTGTTTTTATTTTGTTCATACTTTCCACCAAAATCCCACGCCTGCCAATTTGTGAGCGAGGCAAGCGTGAGTGAAATTCTTTGCGTCATTCGTCCAAAAGTCACATAAGTGTCACTGACGCATTTTCTAGTTCGCAGTTTTACAAGAATGCCCGGCTTGTTGGTTTTTGAGTTGTTTCCAAAATGGAAATAGTTGTTTTTGGTTATTTTGATTCTTCGATAGCAAACATGTCCTCGAATTCATCTGTCTGCTCCTTAAATTTCATCGGGCTGTCCCCTCTGAAATAAAATCCATTTTCATCCAATTCCCCTTTAACTCCTGTCGCCCAAGACAAGAAAACTGAACCTTGACAGTCAGGACAATTCATGAATTTAAAGTAAGACGGGACTTTCCACCGCTTCGCACATCCGCAAAATGGGCATTGTAAATCAACATCTACCTTCTCGCTTGGTTTCTGCGAAACCGCTGGACTTCCGCTAAATTTTGCTGAAAACCCGTCTGTGACTTCTTTGATATTGATATGATCGATTTCAGCTATTTTTTCAGCATCATTTTTTAAAACGGCCCCTGCATTCTCAGGCTCTTTCTGACTCAAATCCTCAAGGATTTCATCAGACCCTGTAATCATCTGATAGGCCTTGAATAAGGTTTGATAATCAAGTTCCTGCGTTCTCTCAAAACTCAATTTTACGTCATCTTGTTCAATATAGATTTTCATTCTTTCCTCACTTTTCCTGGATAACATCCCGGACTTCTACAATTTCATTTCAAGTTCTGCCTGTGTTAACGGCTCAATTCGTTGATAACCTTGGACAGTGTAGTTTTTCTTGTATTCAAATCCCAAATCCGCAAGGCTATTCTTGAAATAGTCTTTTTCTTTCGTGTCAGCGAAATACACTTCCAAGGTCATTTTTTGGGTATATCGTTTTAAGCCATTCTCATCCCCTCTGACGGCTTCTTGCTGGTTTTGGGATAATCGCCCACTGTCTAAGATTTCGCCCGTCTCTGGGTCAAATTCTTGCGTTTCCTCGTCGATATGACAGCCAAGGATTGTTCTAAACTCTGGATGTTCATTTTGTTGTTGAGCTAAAACTTCCTCACGTTCTCGTTCAGCTCGCTCTTGAGCCAATCTCAATTCTTCCTTTTGCTTTTCAAAAGCGTAATCTACCTTGATTTGTTCCAACACTTCAACCAAAGTCATGTCTTTCAACATACGAATATATGGCTGGTCTGTCATTCCGTACTCGGCACATTGTCCTGAGATTGCTGAGATGGTTTTCTTGTACTCTTCTTGCTTCTGATACTCAAATGTAATCATGTCATCAAGCGACTTCATCGTAACTTTCTTGAGTGTCACACCGTCAGCCATGAAATCGCCTGCCTTGATGTACTCAAGTGCTTTCTCATCAAATAGACGAGGGTCTAGCATGTATTCTGACGCCTTGTTTGTGATGTACCCCTTAACCGTATCCAGTCTGAGTGCTTTCTGATGGTCTTCAAACTCTTTGACATCTTTCGCAATCTTTTTGATAACACCGTCCAGCGGTTCAACCTGCTCTGTGATGTATTCGTTGAAATCGTCAGCTGTTTTTGACAAAACCTTTTTGATTTTGATACGCTCATCAGATATCTGCTTGAATAGTTTTCTGAGATCAGCTAATACCTGCTTATCGTCCTTGATTGTCGAAGCAGTAACTGTATAATTTTGATACTTCGTTACCACCTCTTTAATATTTTGTTCAAATAATTCACGGTCTAAAATTTCAACCTCTGCCTGAGTGATACTTACTTGTAATTCTTGCATGTTAGTACTCCATTTCTTCTAAGAGTTCGCCTTGTAGCGGTTCGTCTTCAAAATTAGGAATTTCATCTTCTGGATAAGCTGATGATTGGTGTTTCTCCTGCTCTCGCTTCATCTCTTCAATCTGAGCCATTTTCCTCGTTCTCACTTCTTCTTGAGATTCTTGAGGAGTTACATCGATAGGAGCTGCTTGTTCCATTTCCTCACTTGTATAAAGTCCGCCCACATCTTCTGAGAACGAATCACGGACTGCTGCAACAATTGCAACTTTCTCAATCATCTGCCCTGGCGCTTTTTGCCACCAGTTCTTCCCAGTGTTATATGCTGACAACTCAACTTCACGATATACCGGTCTAGTTCTATCTTTACGATAAACCTCACACCAACCACCGATTAGAGTACAATTTTTAGGTAAGATGACACCTTTTTTATTTTTTAACTCTCCACTTGCGTCTTCGTAGATAATTCCACTTTCAAAACCGTCATAATTTTGATTTTGTTCCGCACGCTTCATAAAAGCGTCCTTTGAGACAACAATCTGTGCAGGATTGTTTCCGTACTTGATAAAGTAAACTTCTTTCGTGAATGGGTTTAAATTACGATTTTTCACGATAGCCAGTAAAGTTTGTAATTCTTGTGGGCTTGCTTGGTGTTTTGGGTCAACAAAATTTCGCAATGTTGCTCCGTCTAGTTTTTGCAAATCTGTTAGATATGCACCTTTTGTTTGTGTTAGTTCGTTTGTCATTTTCTTCTTCCTTTCGTCTTTTTCAAATTCCAATTTTCACGCTTTAAGCGTCGATTTTCGGTTTGCAATTTTAAAATAATATCTTGTTGGTCGTTGATGATTTCTCCGAGTTCTCGGCCAAGATGAATATACTCAGCTCGCCAGTTGTCGATTTCTTCGTGTAGTTCCTGAATCATACTTCATCACCCACATATCGATACTGCCCACATCCAACATAGATGTACTGGCTTGGGTCAAGTTCTTCTCGTTCTTCAGGCGGTTGCATCATATCTCTGTCATAATCAAACATGAGCATACACCTTTCCAAGTTCCAACACTCGTTTCACATATCTGGCCTTGGATGTTAGCCCAAGATCCAGCAATTCGTTTTTTTCTTCATGATTGGCCAAAAGCCATACACGGTTTTCAAGTTCAATTCTCGTCATTATCTTATCCTCAGCGTAACACTTTCATAATCACTTTCTTAGGTTCTGGCAAAGCTAACGGTTCAGGACGTAAACCTTCAGGGCGCTCATTGTCAAACGTGAAGCCCGGAAACTCTCTGCGAATGTTTTTGCGAATTTCTTGACGTTCAATTTTTCGTCCGATTTCAACAATCTTATTAAATTCATTGACCGCTCGTGTATCTTCCTCTTCCTGCTTGCGTTGTTTCTCAAGTTCGTGCAGTTCCATTTGTCGTACTAAAATCCCAGCTAAAATAAATCCTAAAATCACTGCGCCAGTTCCTAGAAGTTGGTTGATTAATGGTGGTTCAAACATTTTTTCTATCTCCTTTATTTTGCTAACTGACTCTGAAACCGTAGTACGTCGTTCAAGTCATATAAATACTTACCGCCTTTAGCATTTTGCTGATAGCGGAATTTCCCTGCGTCTCTGAAATCTTCGATTTTCTTGCGACCCCAGCCCGTCTTTTCCTGAACATCTTTGATTGAAGCCCAGTTCGTGCCTCTTGCCACTCGCATTTTAGCTTCAGTCATAGCTTTCACATTTAACTGGACAAGTTCTTCCAACAGTTCGTTTTTAAAATCTTCTCCAAACAATTCCAAAGCCATTGGCAATTTCCTCTCCTTCGTGTTATAATTTAGTTAGTAATTTTTGATTAGCGCCTGATTGCCGTCAGGTGCTTTTTTTGTTTATAAATTTGAAATCTTAATAAGAATTTCTTCTAATTCCTCTTTGCCTTCGATGTAACCAATCACATCATCGGTTATTCCTGACTCGTAATCTAAATCCCACGAACCTGTTTTCTTGTTGTGTTTGACGACTGCCAATTCAATGCCGTAAGAATACTTATTGTGAATCACACTAGCACCATATCCGTTAGCAAAATGGTATTCATGTCTTGGATACATAAAAAAGCTATCTGTATGGTCAGTAAATTCCTCGCAAGGTATTTCAATTTTAGGAACTTCGTATCTCTCCATATACCCCTCCTAAATCGTATAAATTCCGCCATATTCGGCATAGTATCGTAGTTCGTTCATCTTTCTTGTAAACTGGTAGCCGTCAGTTTTCAGTAACTTATCTTTCAGCAAGTCAGATAGTCCGTAGTGATTAGCTTCAAACTGTTCAATAATTTTCTGACGTTCTTCAGTAGTCGCTTGCTGACAAGGTGCGTCTAGACTCTGTGTCATTGCTAAATTTGAACGCATTGGTTTTCATGTTTCCTTTCGTTATTCTATCTACGAGGCTTTTCTCGTAAAGTTGCTCCAAGTGATTGCCTCCATAGTTCGTAGTTATAATCGTATTCGTCCTATTTTCAAGTATCTGATACAGGACTTTTTGCATCCAGTTATTCCCCTGCTTGATTTCATCGCCTACGCTTGACTCTTTGCCAAGGTCGTCCAAAATCAAGTAGTCCACTTTCTGCAAGAACTGGATAGTCCGTCTTTCTTCCCACTTGGAATCCTTGTATCTAAAAGCGTCTTTCATCCGTGAGAAAAGCTCCATGGAGGGAATATATACCACCGAGCGTTTCAACTGGAACTTCTGGAAACTCTCGTTCAGCGTCTTGGCAATTCCAACTGCTAGATGGCTCTTACCAACTCCAGGCGGACCGCTGATAATCGTATTCCCCTCATATCGCTCCTTCACATAGTCAACCGTCACACGCTTAGCGAAATTGACTGCTTCGGCGTCTTGGTCTGTGTGAATCTCAAAGTTACCGATAGTCGCCTTTTGTAAATCAGGTGGAATGATGCTCTCCTTAGAAAATAAAGAGTAGGATCTTGTATTCCTAATTTGAGCCTCAGCTTGAGCAAGTTGTTCGCCTGCTTGACTATTGATTTTATCCTGCCAACATTCAGGGCAATAAGTCAGCACATTCTGCGTGCAAGGGTTGACTGAGCGCCACATATAGACTCCCTCATGCTTAGGGCATTGAGTATTCAAGGTTTCAATCTGTAAAAATCTACCCTGCAATTCATCTCTTGATACTGCTCGCATAGCACCCTCCTAGAATCCCAGTCGTGGGTTGTAACCATCGTCTGACAATCTCAACTCACTGCTCGACTTCCCACTTGACCTCTTCGATTTCTGCCTATTCTCTACCAACTCAACAGTTACTAAGCCCTTCTGCTTCCAATCTCTCAAAATGCTACTGAGATATTTGAAGTAAGGTTTACCATTGCCCACGCATTCCTTAATTGCTAACTTGATAACCTCTTTACTATGGTCTTGTAAGAAGTAATTCAAATCTTCAATCTCGAACGGTGTCGGTTGTCTACCAAACTCTGAAAAAATCCAATCGTGAACAATACCAAGGTCGTTTTCTGCTGGTGCGTCCTCTATACTATATAGAGAGTTACCACCATCACCATCTGGTTCACTCAGTCTTGATAAATTAGTATTGATATTATCAGTCTTGATTGACTGTAATTTTTGCAGTTCTTGACCTGTATTTTTTACAGTTCCATACTGTAATTTTTGCAGTTCTTGACCTGTATTTTTTACAGTTCCGGAAATGTATAGACGATTAGGCTTGTTAACCCCTTGCCTTTCTTCTTTAATCAGTCCAAAGTCTTGCAATTCTTTCTTTGCTTTAATTACAGTTTTTTCATTGCAATTAAGCAATTCCATGAACTGCTGGTTTGTAAAGTAGATAAAGACATCTCCGTTTTTGTCATGCCATTTATTTTGAATAGACAATGTACGTCTATCAAAAATCAGCATGTACATAATCTTCGCTCTAATACTCAAATCCTTGTATTCTTCGTCAAGTAACCACTGCGGAAACTGATAAAAAGCATTGTTTTTTACTTCGCTTATTTTCAACCATTCCCTCTCCTTCTATTTAACCACGTTTCGTGGTCTTGGATCTGAAAAAATTTCGCCAATATCTTTTTCTAAAACATCAGCGATAATAAACATTTCGTCAGATTTAAAAGCACGTTGTCCTCTTTCTTTTTGACGAAATGCAGTTTCTGAAATACCTAATTTTCTTGCTAACTCTTTTTGTGTTATGCCTTTTTCTTTCCGTAATTGATAAAGATATATTTGCACGCACTCACCCCCTTATCTTACTTTCCAGCGCCCTGAGTTCAATCTCATGGCTGACTTATCTAAATAGCTTCTCACACGCTATTTTAGCTTCTCTGTACGTTTCATGCGAGCCAATGAATTGATCTGCAAGTTATATGACCTTTTCTGTCATTCTATCGCCTCCTTTTTAATTTTGCTCTTGGAGCAATAACTAGGAGAGGAATCGCACCTCTCTACGCTACCCTAGCTTGTTTAGCTTCTTCAACCTTTTCAAGCACTAAGATTGTAAGAGTCATTTCTTGAAAATCTTTATCATCAAATCCGATAACGTCGCCGTAAACTCTGATTGTTGTTAATAGTGTGTTATATAATTCGTACATATCATCTGATGATAGTTTTTCCCGATCTAGGATTTCCCCTAGTTTAAGTGAGCGTTCTCTGCGATTCTTAACTTGTAAGATTTCTTTTGCTAGTGCGATTTGCTCTTGTGTTGTAAGTCCTTTATTCATTTTATTTCCCTCCGGTTTATTTTGTTATTTCCTTAAGCTTGATTTAATTATAGCACACGTTTCGTGGGTTGTCAACACTTTTTTGCCGAAAACACAAAAAAAGTTTTCTTTTCGTGGGTTTTGTGTTATACTTTACTTATAAAATAGAAAGGGGATTCAATCATGGATAAAGAACAGATTGCGATTGTTATTGGCGAGAAAATAAGGCAATACAGATTGGCAAATGGTTGGACTCAACAAGAACTGGGCGCTAAAATTGGTATAAGTAAAAACGCCATTGGCAATTATGAAAAAGGGTTTAGGTCTCCTAAGAAAAATACTATGTTTGACTTAGCTAAAGCATTCAGTATTTCGATTGACGACCTCTTTCCTCCAGTTCAAAAGCCTTCTCCGAGCGATATCCAAACCATCTATGACAAACTAGAACCGCCTAGACAGGGGAAAGTCCTGACTTTTGCCGAGAGGCAACTGAAAGAGCAAAACGAAGAAGAAACGAAGATAAACGAAGTATCGGAAAACATCATCAGACTGGACGACTACAGACAGACGACTCACCGACGTGTTACTGGGGTTGTCTCTGCTGGTAGTGGCTCGATGCAGGACGACGATTTAGATATGGAAGTTTCGTTCTATGAGGATGAAATCCCAGACAACTACGACGCTATCGCTTATGTCGTCGGCAACTCTATGGAGCCAAAGATAAAAAATGGCGACTATCTTTTTATAAAGAATACACCTCAAGTTGATTTTAATACCATCGGCATCTTCCAAGTAGATGGCGCTAACTATGTCAAGAAACTGCGTCAGGGATATCTTGAAAGCTTGAATCCAGATTATGAAGATATACATCTAGATGAAAGCAACGATATCCGCATTATTGGAGAAGTCGTAAGCATTTATAGAGAGAAATAAAATGTAATCTTATTTTAAGGAGTTTATTATGAAAGAACGCATTCCAATACGTTATCAACCTTGGTTTATTGCTATATTGCTGTTAGCATGGCCTGTGACGATGTTCATATCAACCTTATTGGGTCTGCTATTTATTTACAAAAGATCTAAGAAATACAATTTAATATCAAAAGAGAAGTTCAATGAGCTTTCTCAATATGAAGTTATACTTGATAGTAAGAAAGAAGCAGATTTTATTTTAACGAAAGCAAATAATGAAGCGGAAATAATTTTGAAATTAGCTAAGGAAAAAGCAGATGACATTATTTCTCAAGCCAATAAAGAGATAGATTTATTTGAAAACATAGATAAAGCAGATGATATTCTTATAGAAGCACAAAATCAAGCTGAGGAAATTCTGGAGAATGCCAAACAAGAAGCTGAAGAAATCAAAGAGAATGCTCTTCAAGAGAAGTATTCCCTAAAAGCGTCTCTGAAAGAATTAAATAGGAAAGTAGAAAAACTTAAACAAGAAGAAAAAACTTATGAAGCGATATTGAAAGAAAAATCTAATGTCGTTATCGCTCATGAAACGACTGTAGACTTTACTGACAATATTACTTCTAATGAGTTAAAAAACACATTATCTATTCTTCAAATAAAAGAAAAGGAATTGATTGCAGACGGAAAAGCTTGCCGCTCTACTTCTTATGATGATTACAAGAAACGTGAAAAACAATCTAAAAAATTGTTGCGTGCATTTAATGCTGAAACAGATTACTACTTGACTAATGTAAGAATGAACAATGTTGATACTTACCGCAACAAGATCACTAATACATTCTCAACGTTAAATAGATTATTCTCTATCGATAATGTTCAAATCACAAAAGAATTGCTAAATATTAAATTGGAAAAGCTAGATGCAACATATAAATACTATTATGTTCTCGAGCAAGAACGTGAATTATTGAAAGCTAAAAAAGAGGAAATGAGAGAACAACAACGGGTAGAGAAAGAGCTTCAAACTCAAAAAGATAAAATCATCAAAGAGGAAAATCAATTCAGAAATGAAGTTGCTAAACTCATGAAGTATCTAGAATCATCTAATACAGATATCGAGAAAGAACTTTATGCAGATAAGATTAAAGAACTAGAAGATAAAATCAAAGAATTGGAAAAAGACAAAAAAGATGTTGAGAATCGAGAAACCAATACTCGTGCTGGATTCGTCTACATCATCTCTAATATTGGCTCTTTCGGAGAAAATGTTTATAAAATTGGTATGACAAGACGTCTTGAACCAATGGATCGTATCTCTGAATTGAGCAGTGCTTCTGTTCCATTCCCGTTTGATGTACACGCTCTAATTTTCAGCGAGGATGCTCCTGCTCTCGAAACAACTCTACATAACTATTTTAGAAAACAAGAAGTCAACAAAGTAAATTCTCGCAAAGAGTTCTTCAGAGTAAACTTAGAAGAAATCAAAGATTTAGTACACAAAGAATTTAACAATACGGTACATTTTACCGATGTTGCTGTTGCTGAACAATATAGAGAAACTCTACGAATCGAATCTACACTCACTTAAAAAAGGAGAATACCAATGAAAAAACTACTAACAACATCAGCAATCTTGTTTACTGCTACAGTTCTAGTAGCATGTTCTAACAACCAATCAGCTACCAAGGATAGCGCAGAACAACCAAAAACAGAGCAAACTAAAGCAAATGACAAACCTGCTTCTAAAAAGGCTACTAGCTTAGACGATTTTAAAAAAGCACTAGAAAGCAATGGCTTCACTATCAAAGAAGAAATCTCAAAAGAAGCTAGTCTTATTCAAGCCGAATCAGGAAAAGGATTCATCTTAGAAGATGATACTGCTATAGAGGTTTACGAATATTACGATAAAAACCCAATGTTTAAAGAAGCTAAGAAAGAAAAAGAGTTAATCGGACACCCTGCTTATATCTACGGAAATTATGTTGTTTTAGTGCTCAATGCTACAGACTCAAAAGATAAGATTTTAGAGAGTTTCAAAGGATTTGAGTAGATTGTTGACATCATTTATAAATTGAACTATAATTAAGTTACTTAGAGGCAAGCCCTCATAATTTTAGACTTTGCACCTTAGCGTGCCAGGGGAAGTAACTTAACGGTTGCTTCCCTTTTTAAAAACTAAAAAATCCTCACGCTCTCAAAACTTTGGCGAGTCTGAGCGTGAGGATGTACTGTATAGTAAACGGCATTAAAAAGCCTGTTTTACTATACCTATTTTATCAAGAAATGAGGTGAAAATCAATGGAAATAAAGTCTTATAAAAAGAAAAACGGAGAGACGGCTTTTGGTTTTAGAATTTACGTCGGAAAAGAAAACGGAAAAGACAAGTATATTAAACGAAGAGGATTTGCGACTAAAGCTAAAGCAAGAGCAGCACTACTTCAACTTCAGGAAGATATAGAAAGTGGAGAACAAAGCAGGAAAGAAATCACGGTTGAGGAAATCGCAAAAAAATGGCTCAAAGATTATTCTGAGACAGTGCAAGAAAGCACATACATCAAGACATCTAGGAATTTCAAGAATCACATCTATCCAGCTTTCGGCAATAGAAAGATAGCTACGATAACACCACTTCAAATGCAGGAACAAGCTAACGAGTGGTCGAAGAAACTGGTCTATGGCCGTAAGTTAAAGGGGTTGATGAATAATGTTTTTAAGTATGCAATCAGACATGGTTACATTGATACCAATCCAGTAGACAGCGTGATTACATCAACAAGAAAGAAATCAGATAACAAGAGCGATTTCTATAGCAAAGACGAACTTAAAAAATTTTTAAAACTTGTCTCCAAAACAAAGGATCTAGAGAAGATAACTCTATTCCGTCTTCTGGCCTTCACAGGGGCACGAAAAGGGGAGATTTTAGCTCTTGAGTGGAATGACTGGACAGATAATACTCTTGACATAAATAAGGCCATTACAAGAGGTTTTGCAGGCGAAGAGATAGGCAATACCAAAACGGTAAGCAGTAATCGACTAATCAGTCTGGACAAGAAAACAAAAAGTATTTTGAAAAAATGGAAAAAGCAAAATCCAAACACCAAATACATTTTTGAAAATGAATTTAAAAAGCCAATTCCAAGCACTCTTCCTAGAAAGTGGCTTATCAAAATTGTGGAAGGTAGCGACCTACGTCCAATTAAAATCCATGGATTCAGACATACACATGCCAGCCTTTGTTTTGACGCTGGTATGACTTTGAAGCAAGTCCAACATCGGTTAGGACATTCCG